TATTGAAAGGCCCTTTAGTTGAAAATCCAACGACCAATCTAACGGTCTGAGGATTTACTACAATGTTTTCTGAGGCATCAAATTCTAAGGTATAGACACCAGAACTTTTAAAAACGGATAGATCCAGAGTTAACTTCTTTGCCATTTTGTATTTTTTACTTGTATATATCTTTTCGAGGTGGGAACTCCGGGAGTCCTACTCTTAATCTATATATCAAATAATTCTTTAAAAGAAGTCCTTGAAAACATTATAGGTTTCCATTTCTCTTGAACTTGGATCCCCTGTTAACCCTCCAGCTCCTATTTCAGAGAGCTTTTTATTTATGGCAACCTTGTATTTATCCGGGAGAGAGTCAAACACCTCCATAACCAGATAACTAAAATCTTGATACTCAAAAACTGAATTAGAGTTAACTAGAGTCATTGCAATGTCATCTTTTCCTATCTGGCTTTGGTATATTCCCTTGCTAGTTTCACCAAAATTGCTAAGTTCTAGGATGGTTGGAATATGAGTTGGAATAATTTTAGAGTTTCTTGTATTAATTTTTAAATCTTCGCAATATTTTTCTTTTGTTTTTGGAGTAACCTTAACTCCATACTTCATTTGCTTAGAACTTTCTGTGTGTCTAGTGAAAACAAACATCTCAGAAAACATCTTTTCTCCACTTAAAAGCTTTTCTATCAGATATTCTCCCCTGTAATCAACCTCAATTACTAACTTAATCTGCTCTGGATTGAAAACTTCGGTAGTCAGAATCTCTAAAAATAATTTAAGCTCCTCTATTTGAATTAAATTGGATCTAAATATTCCCACTTGTAAAAGACAAAAGAAATCGGACTCGTCCTCAAAAAATTTCTTTTCTTCTATCATAGGCATAGGCAAAGGAGAAACTTTAAGTATATTGATAACGCTAAAATCTCCTCCTCCCCCTCCTGCTGTATCTACTGAAATAACAAACTTTTTATTTTCCCCGTCCTCCCAAAGATTCGTTGGATCGAAATTTGGGTGCCACACTAAATCCTTGTAATCCACGATAGAGTTTTGAAACGGCAAAAGTTCCTTATGAACAAAATTAACTTCAGTCTTTTTCAATTTCTTTAGCGTATAGGA